TGACCAAAACCTATGGTCATTCTTCTCATACTTTCGTTGTAAAAATAATTTCCAAACATTAAAAGTCAACCTCTCCAAATGGGTTACGTTCAGTAAAATCTAACAAAGATGGTAAAGTTTTAGATTTTAATTATACACCAGTCCCTTATAATATATCATATAACTTGTTCTCTTTTACAGCAAGTGCTGAGGCTGGTTTACAAATTATAGAACAAATATTGCCTTTCTTTCAACCAGACTTTACAGTAACTATTAATGCCATACCAGATTTAAATATTAAGAGAGATATACCAATTATTTTAAATAGTGTTAATTATGAAGACACATACTCTGGTGATTTTCAAACCAGAAGAGCTGTAATTTACACATTAAATTTTACTGCTAAAACCTATCTATTCGGTCCGTCAACATCACAAAAAGTTATTAAAACCGTTCAAACTGATAATTACTCTGATACAGATAGAGTAAATAAAGCAAGGGAAAGTCGTATTATTATTGTGCCTAGTCCTACAACGGCCGACGCTGATGATGACTTTGGATTTACAACAACCATTGACTTTTTTGAAGATAGTAAAAAGTATAATGTAACGACAGATAAGGACGAATAAATAGTATAAATACTATAATAGAGAATCACAATTATGGCCATAAACAGAATTAAAACTGGTGGAATTACAGACGCTACTATTCAAAGTGGCGATATAGCACCAGGTACTATAGCAAGCGATAGATTAGCAGGCTCCGTTGCCAATGCTAAACTAGCAAATTCATCAATTACAATTAACGGTACGGCAGTCGCTTTAGGCGGCTCAGTAACAGCAGGCACAAACTGGCAAGCAGTAGTGGTTGCTGACGGTTCAACTACACTTACAGCAGTCGCTGGTAGAGGATACTTTTTAGATACTAATACAGGTGTTATAGAGGTATTTTTACCTACATCACCTAGTAGAGGTGACACAATTGTTTTAGCCGATTATTCAGGTACTTTTTCTACAAATAAAGTTCTTATTAATACAGGCGGAAAAAATATTGATAGTACAGAGGTACCCGGTGAATTTGAATTAACTACAAATAATACGGTATTAGAATTAGTATTTGTTGATAATGATAAAGGTTGGTTAGCAAAACAAAATGAGGCTACATCAGGACCAAGTTTAATTGATGGTGGTGATTACCAACCAACAGCTTATGTAGCTGCTACAGGTGGTACGATCACAACTTCAGGTGATTTCAAAATTCATACATTTACAGGTGACGCTAACTTTGTTGTATCTTGTGGTGGTAATACAAAAGGTTCAAATCAAGTTTCTTATTTAGTAATCGCTGGCGGTGGTGGAGCAGGTGGTGATGGCGGCGGAGGCGGTGGCGCTGGTGGATTTAGAGAGGGTAAATCTCCTTCTACTCCTTACACAGCAAGCCCATTAGACGCTGGTTCAGGATTACCTGTTACAGCACAAACTTATCCTGTTACGGTAGGAGCTGGTGGTGCTGGCGGTGCTCAACCAACAACAGGAGCAGCAGGATCAAATTCAGTATTTTCAACTATCACCTCAGCAGGTGGTGGAAGAGGTGGTGGAAGAGGAGCAGCTGGAAATGGTGGTTCAGGTGGAGGTGGTGATAGAGGTTCACCACAAGCAGCTGGTACAGGAAACACACCACCAGTAAGTCCAGCACAAGGTACAAATGGTGCTCCAGGTGGCCCACCAAACGGAGATGATGGTGGCGGCGGTGGTGGCGGTGCTACTGATGCAGGATCATCAAATGGTCCTTCAGGTGGAGCTGGCGGTGGTACTGGCGGTGATGGTGCTTCAAGTGAAATTTCAGGTTCAGCGGTAACTAGAGCAGGTGGTGGAGGTGGTGGCTCATCACCAAAATGTGTTTCATCAGCAGGTGTTGCTGGTGCTGGAGGTGGTGGAACAGGGGTGACAGGTGGTTCAAATGCAACATCCGGTTCAGCTAATACTGGAGGCGGTGGCGGAGGATCATCAGGTGGTCCTGGAGTACCAGTTACACAAGGTGGATCAGGTGGTTCAGGCGTAGTAATAATAAGATACAAATTTCAAAATTAAATATTGAAGTTTTTAAAACACCTATATATTATACATCATTGAATAAGGATTATATAAATGAATTTGAAAAATTATTATTATCACTTCCAATCGGCGTTATCGCCAAAACTTTGCCAAGACATTATAGATTACGGTAAACAACATAAAGCAGAAATGGCCATCACAGGTGGTGTTGAAAGAGACGATGGTTCAAGTAGAAAAGCTGATGGTAGTCTAAAAAAATCAGTAATCAATAACATACAAAAGAAAAGAAAGTCCGATATTGTTTGGATGAACGATAGATGGATTTACAAAGAAATACAACCATTAATACACGAAGCAAATGCTAAAGCAGGTTGGAATTTTGAATGGGATTTTTCAGAATCTTGCCAATTTACAAAATATGGTGTAGGCCAATATTATGGTTGGCATTGTGATAGCTGGGAAAAACCTTATGAAAGAAAAAAACTTGACGATGGATCAATTGACCCCTCTCACGGAAAAATACGAAAACTATCAGTAACTATTAGTCTAAATCATCCTGATGAATATGATGGTGGTAATTTAGAATTTGATTTTAGAAATCAAGTGGATTGGGAAAAAAATAAAAAAAAGGCTATAAAATCTTGTACTGAAATAAGACCTCGTGGTTCGGTTATTGTTTTTCCAAGTTTTGTGTGGCACAGAGTAGCACCAGTTACAAGAGGCACACGATACTCTTTAGTAGTTTGGAACCTGGGGTACCCTTTTAAATAAAGGATATATAATATAAAATGACAGTTACATCAAATCAAAAAGAAGAAATGAATACAGATTGGCGCTTTGCTACGCCGATTTATACAATTGAAAAACCAGAATGGTTATCCTCAGCAATTAAAGCCACAAATAAGTTTATTAAAGAATCTGAAAAAAATATGGCTGAACCTTTAAAAGAAAGAAAAAAGTTTTTAGGTAATAAAAACTATTCAAAAGTAAAAGACCACGGATTAAGTTATCACTCAACACCACTAAACGGTGATCCAGGTCTAAAAGAAATGGAATCTTATATTGGACAAACCTCTTGGAATCTTTTAGAAGAATGGGGTTATGATATGGAAAAATATACAATGTTCTTTACAGAATTTTGGGTACAAGAGTTTGCTAAACAAGGTGGTGGTCATCACAGCACTCACGTTCATTGGGATAATCATATATCAGGATTTTACTTTTTAAAGTGTAGTGATAAAACATCTTTTCCTGTTTTCCACGATCCAAGAGCTGGAGCAATGATGACAAAGTTACCTCAAAAAAATGGTAATAAAATTAGTCCAATGTCAGATCAGTTACACATTAGACCTAAACCAGGAACATTAGTATTTTTTCCTGCTTATGTACCACACGAATTTGCTGTAGATAATGGAGTTGAGCCGTTTAGATTTATTCACTTTAATTTACAAGCAGTAAGAAATATAATTGTTGACACAGCGAAAGGTATGAAATAATGAAAACAACATTTAAAAAAAATCATTATCTAGTTATAAAAGAAGCGATTGATCCTAAAATTGCTAACTTTTTATATAACTATTTTTCAATGAAAAAACAAGTGGCAAGGACATTATTTGACACTCGTTATATATCACCATTTACAACAGAGTTTGGTGTATGGAATGATGAACAAGTGCCAAATACATATTCACATTATGCTGATATAGCAATGGAAACTTTATTGTTAGCTGTTCAACCTAAAATGGAAAAAGCAACAGGTATTAAATTAAATCCTACTTACTCTTATGCTAGAATATATAAAAAAGGTGATATATTAAAAAGGCATAAAGATAGATTTAGTTGTGAGATTTCAACAACTATGAATTTAGGTGGTGATGACTGGCCAATTTATTTAGAAAATACAAAGAATGTCGGAATACCTGATAATAAAAAATATACAGCTCAAAGTGAAAATAAGGGTAAAAAGATAACTTTAAAACCTGGTGATATGTTAGTTTATAAAGGTATGATACTAGAACATTGGCGAGAAGTATTTTTAGGAGAAAATTGTGCTCAAGTGTTTTTACATTATAATGATGTTAATTCTAAAGTTGGTGAAGCAGATAAAAATATTTTTGATAATAGGCCACATTTAGGTTTACCTAATTGGTACAAAGGTTTTAAACTTTAATTTAATAAATAGCTTTATGAGTAAATTAGAAGAAAAAGTCAACGAGATACTTGGCATTGAAAAAGAAGTAGAAAAGGTAGAAAAAGAATTTAAACCTTTGGTGCCTCGTAAAGAAGATAAACAAAAAGAAGACGTTGATAACGATTACAAATATAGTAGAGAAAATTACTATAATTTAATTGAAAGAGGCCAAGAGGCTATACAAGGTATATTAGATGTAGCAAAAGAAGGCCAACATCCTAGAGCATATGAGGTAGCATTAGCAGGTATTAAAAATGTCGCCGACACCGTAGATAAATTACAAGATTTACAAGCTAAGTTAAAAGAATTAAAACAATTACCAAAAACATCTAACGCTAATATTAAAAATGCTTTGTTTGTAGGGTCAACAGCTGAATTACAAAAAATGTTGAATAGAAAAAAAGAAGATGAAAATATTGAAAGCAAAAACATCACACCCGAAAAAACAGATATTTCAGATTAGCGATCTTAATTACAATCTGTATTACACTAATAATAATTCAAAATTAGTTAATGGTGCCGAAGATATTTTAGAAGGCGCTGATATGATTGATCCTATTCAAGTTAAAAAATATACTAAATCAAAGACACCAAGATATGGTGCTGGTGGTAAAATTTATAGAGAAAGAGAATACGGTGTTTGGAAAGGCAATCAAAGAGTGACAGCTGCTGTCAAGTTAGGGTATACACATATTGAGGGCATAGTAGTATGAGTACAGACGCATATCTAGGTAATCCAAATCTTAAAAAGGTAAACACACCTGTTGAGTTTACTGAAGAACAAATTTTAGAATATCAAAAGTGTGCTAATGATCCATTATATTTTATGGAAAAATACATACAGATAGTATCACTTGACGATGGCCTTGTACCTTTTAAAATGTATGGTTTTCAAAAAAAGATAGTAGAGACTATTCATAATAATAGATTTACAATTTGTAAATTACCTAGACAATCAGGTAAATCAACTACAACTATTTCATACTTGTTACACTATGCTTTATTTAACGCTAACTCTAATATTGCCTTACTTGCCAATAAATCATCAACTGCTAGAGATATATTAAGTAGATTACAATTGGCATATGAAAACTTACCAAAGTGGCTACAACAAGGTGTAATAAACTGGAACAAAGGTAACATAGAATTAGAAAACAAATCAACTATTGTGGCGGCTGCCACATCTTCAAGTGCTATTCGAGGTGGTTCTTATAATATTATATTTTTAGATGAGTTTGCTTTTGTACCTACAAATATTGCTGAGATGTTTTTTAGTTCAGTATATCCTACAATCTCTGCTGGTAAAAATACAAAAATGATAATCGTATCAACACCTTATGGTATGAATCAGTTTTACAAACTATGGGTTGACGCTGAGAATAAAAGAAACGATTACATACCAATAGAAGTTCATTGGTCAGAGGTGCCAGGTAGAGATGAAGATTGGAAAGAACAAACAATTAGAAATACATCACCTGAGCAGTTTCAACAAGAGTTTGAGTGTGAGTTTTTAGGTAGTGTTAATACTTTAATTAGCCCTGCTAAGATTAAGACAATGGCATATTTAAATCCTATTAAAACATCTGGTAGTATAGAAATGTTTGAGGCGCCTATTAAAGATCATACTTATGTGGCTACTGTTGATGTATCCAGAGGTGTTGATAAAGATTATTCTGCCTTTGTAGTATTTGATGTTACAAAAATGCCTTTTAAGGTGGTGGCCATTTATAAGAACAATGAGATAAAACCTTTTGTTTTTCCAAATGTTATTGAACAGGTTTGTAAGGGTTATAATCACGCTCATATACTTACTGAGGTAAATGACATAGGCCAACAGATAGCTGAGGCTTTACAATTTGAAATAGAGTATGATAATATATTAATGACAACACAAAAAGGCCGAGCTGGTCAAGTTTTAGGTGCTATGTTTAGTGGTCGTGGTTCATCTATGGGTGTTCGTATGACAAAACAAATTAAAAGAATAGGTTGTGCTAATGCCAAAACACTAATTGAGGGTGATAAATTATTAATTAACTCATTTAAGATTATAGAGGAGATGTCCACTTTTGCTAAAAGAGGTCAAAGTTGGCAGGCGGAAGATGGTTCAAATGATGATTTAATGATGTGTTTAGTTATGTTTGGTTGGTTATCTAATCAGCCTTATTTTAAAGAGTTGACAAATACAAATGCTAGACTTAAAATGTATCAGGAACAACAGAATTTGATAGAACAAGATATAGCACCTTTTGGTTTTTTAGATGATGGTATAAATGAACACGAAGAAACAACCGTTGACGAATAC